CAATGATTTATTTATATTGAAATGGTATACAGCAAATGAACCTACTTTTATTACAAATGGTAGTGTAACTTTAACTTGGAGTGGATCACATGCTGATTGTATAACACAATTAAATAGTTCATTTTGGACAGACACAGGATCACTAGATGAATAAATAAAATAAAGTATATATGCCAATTGTTACAAACACAGAAAATAAAAAGTTTTTAGAAAAAGAAGAAATAGAAAACTTAAAATCAATTCAAACAGAAACCCAAGCTATAATTTTAGAATTAGGTGAAGTTGAAATGATGAAAATTCAACTAGAAAAAAGAAAAAATAATGCTAAATCTTTTTTAGAAGAATTAGAAAAACGTGAAAAAGATTTTACTGATTCTATATATCAAAAATATGGTAAAATTAATCTCAACCCAGAAACTGGTGAAATTAATAAATTAGAGTAATTAGTTTAAAACATGCTATATTTATAATAAAATAATCTATTAGCAAATGGCTGAAACTATTATATCACCTGGTGTATTAGCTAGAGAAAACGATCAATCATTCCAAATAGCACAACCTATTCAAGCAGGTGCTGCAATTATAGGTCCTACTGTTAGAGGTAAAATTGGGATTCCTACTATATGTACTTCTTATAGTGATTATACAAATAAATTTGGTACTGCATTTCAAAGTGGTAGTTTTTATTATACTTACCTAACTTCAATTTCAGCATATAATTATTTTGCAGCCGGAGGAACATCTTTATTAGTAACTAGAGTAGTAAGTGGTAGTACTACTACTGCTTGGACTCCTGCAACATCATCAAGAATTCAAACCTCATTAGCTGAAACTCAAGCTACAGCAAGCATTAATCTAACATATCTTTCTGCTAGTGTAGCAAGTAATGGATCGGGATCATTTGGTGTAAATGGTATTACATTTTTTTATACAGGATCAAGTGTTGCTAATACTTCTACTCAAATTAATATAAATACAGGATCATTTAGTAATAGTACAATTGCTTCTTATGCTTTATCATCTTCAGCTATATTTGATTTTAGTAGTTCTTTAGCCCCTTATAGTTCATCTTTTCAAAATATTTCCTCATCATTTACTTCAACAAACTTAGTATTAACCTATACAGGACAAAATGCTTTAATTGGAAATTCTCAATATTTTACCTCAGGAAGTGTTAATTATAATTTTACAGGAGGAGTAAATACTGAACTATTTATATTAGAAACTTTAGCAGAGGGGAAACTATTAAATAGTGCTGGACCTACAGGGTCAAATGATACTTTACTAAGTGGATCAACTGAAAATTATAGATGGGAAATACAAACACCTGATATAAATGATGGTACTTTTAGTTTATTAATTAGACAAGGAAATGATTCTTCACTATTCCCCTCTATATTAGAAACATGGGGTCCCTTATCATTAGATCCTAATGAAGCTAATTATATAGAAAAAGTTATAGGTAATCAAATTGAAGAAGTTAAAGAAGATAATGGTGAATATTATATTCAATTAACAGGTGAATATCCAAACCAATCACAATATGTTAGAGTAAAAAGTGTTCTCCACCCTACACCCGAATATTTTGACAATACAGGAACACCTAAAAATGAATTTACTTCATCTATCCCAGTAACATCAAGTGGAGTTTTTGGTGATGGAAAAGGTAGTAATGTACCAACAGGTGTAGAAGGTAAATATTATGAAAATATATCTAATACTAATATACAAGGCTTACAATCAAGTGATTATACAACATCAATATCATTATTAGCTAATAAAGAAGCATTTAAATATAATTTTATAACTGCTCCTGGGTTAATAGCAGATCCAACTCAATATTCTGATCATACATCAACAATTACTCAGTTAATTGATATGGTTCAAAACAGAGCTGATACTATGACTATAATAGATTTAGTAGGATATAATTCAAATTTACTTCCTGTTTTATCAAGAGCTCAACTTAGAGACACTTCATATGCAGCCGCTTATTGGCCTTGGGTAAAAACAATAGATCCAACCTTAGTAGAAGGAGTTTGGGTTCCTGCTTCAACAATGATTCCTGCAGTTTATGCTCAAAATGATAGTATAGCTTATCCTTGGTTTGCTCCTGCAGGTGTTAATAGAGGAGTAATGGGAACTGTTACTCAAACTGAAAGAGTACTTACTCAAGGTAATAGAGATGACTTATATAAAAATAAAGTTAATCCTATAGCAACTTTATCTACTGCTGGAGGATCCGCTGTTACAGTATTTGGTCAAAAGACTTTACAAAAAAGAAAAACATCTTTAGACAGAGTAAATGTAAGAAGATTATTAATAGAATTAAAATCGTTTATTACTCAAATAGCTGATGGATTTGTTTTTGAACAAAATACCGAAACAACAAGAAATGAATTTTTATCTCAAGTAAATCCTTATTTACAAACAGTTCAACAACAAGAAGGATTAACCGCTTTTCAAGTTATAATGGATGAAACAAATAACCCACCTAGTGTAATAGATAGTAATAAATTAATAGGTCAAATTTATATACAACCTACTAGAACAGCTGAATTTATTATACTAGACTTTAATATATTACCAACTGGAGCAACATTCTCTACTTAATGATAATATTTTAGAAAAAAAACTAATATTTATAATAAAAATATAAAATGGCAAATTTTACAGTCTCTCCTGGAGTTTCTTTAAATGAAATTGATAATACGTTTTTAACATCAGAACCTGTACAAGCAGGTGCTGCTATTGTAGGTCCTACTGTAAAAGGTCCTATTGAAACCCCTGTTAAAGTTACATCTTATAGTGAGTATGTTACTATGTTTGGTGATGTAATTGAAAGTGGTAGTCAAAATTATTCTTATTTAACTTCCATAGCAGCTCATAATTATTTTAATTATGGTGGTGAGTCACTTTTAGTAACTAGAGTAGCAAGTGGATCATTTACTTCAGCTACATCATCTTTTATTTCTGGAGCTAATGAAGCAAATTGTATTACTTTAGAAACTATTTCTGAAGGTACTATTATGAATACTGGAACTCATGGAACAGGTGGGGCTCTTTCAACAGGAACTAAAGATAATGTAAGATGGGAAGTTACTACTCATAATACTCAATCTGGAACTTTTAATTTATTAATTAGACAAGGTAATGACATTACTAATAAAAAAATTATTTTAGAGTCTTTTAATAATTTAAGTATGGACCCTAATTCTGAAAATTATGTTGCTAAAGTAATAGGAGACCAAAAATTAAGCTATGACTCAGTAAATAATCAAATTACAACTACTGGGGATTATAGAAATAATTCAAGATATGTAAGAGTTAAATCTGTTAATAACCCAACACCTAATTATTTAGATGCTAATGGAACCCCAGTTACTGCTTTTACAGGTTCAATTCCCAAACCCGCAAGTGGTAGTTTTGGTGCAGCTACTGGAGCACCTTTTGCTTCAAGAGCAGGTAATTTTTACCAAAATATAGACTCTACAGACGCACAAGGATTAGAAGGAGCTAATTATGACACAGCTATTAAATTATTAAGCAATAAAGAAGATTATAAATTTAATGTATTATTTACACCTGGTTTAATAGGTGCAAATTCTTCTGCACAAACTAATAAAATCATTCAAAATACACAAGAAAGAGGAGATAATTTATATGTTCATGATCTTGTTAATTATGGTAGTACTATAACATCAGCAATTGGAAGAGCAGGTTCTTTAGATAATTCATATGCTGCTACTTATTGGCCATGGGTAAGAATTTCAGACCCAGCAACAGGTAAATTAGTGTTTGTCCCTGCATCAACAATGATTCCAGGTGTATATGCATTTAATGATAAAGTTGCTGCACCATGGTTTGCCCCAGCAGGTATTAATAGAGGTGGATTAAACACTGTTGTAAGTGCTGAATATAAATTAACTCAAGCAAATAGAGATGCTTTATATGAAGCAAACATAAACCCAATAGCTACATTACCACAACAAGGAGTTGTAGTTTATGGACAAAAAACATTACAAAAAGATGCTTCTGCATTAGACAGAGTAAATGTA